TGCAGATAAAAATCCGCCCGGGTTTTGTAAGGGGCTCAGATATGGGAGACAACCTCCCAGGATGGGAGGCCGATGGGAGGCTCACACCCCGACTTTGCCCTACTGCCGCCTGCCAAAGGGATCTTCTGGACCCTGAGTACCCCCTATATGAACTTTGAGAGGTTAATAATAGTAGGAGTTAATAGGAATAGTGATATATAGAAGGGGGGGTCCATGCCTCCACTTCCTCCCACAGGCCGACTTTTCGTTGCTATGGCGCGGAAAGGTCGATGGGAGGAACCTCCCATCTTGGGAGGCAAGGGAGGCCATGCTCCCATCGGCGCCACAACCGATAAACGACCCAGGATCAGGGAGGTGGTGGGAGGCGCCACGCCCATCGGTGGCGAAAGTTCCCCCGGGAGGCCGAGCTCGTGGTAGCGTCACCGTCGACAGCACGAAGAAGCCCCCGCGCCAGGTGCGAGCCGGCCGGGGGCGTGAGCAGAAGGACCCTGCTAGTGACGAACTCTACCGGACCCGCCCTCTGGTGGGCCAGCCGCGGGATCCCCGTCTTCCCCTGCGCCATCCCCGACCCCACAGCTCCCGAAGGCAGCCGCGAGCGCAAGGGTAAGTGGCCCCTCATCGCCAACGGCTTCCACTCCGCGACGACGGACGAGGCCGCGGTGCGCGCCCAGTTCGCCAGGCCTGCGCTCATCGGCGCGCCGACGGGTCTGGCCAGCGGTCTCGTCGTCATCGACTCCGACCCGCCCGCCGGGGAGGACAACCTCTTCGACCTCCAGGCTGAGATCGGGGACCTGCCGCCCACGTTCACCGTCCGCACCGCCCGCGGCGGGTTCCATCGCTACTTCCAGGCCTGGCCGGGCTCGACGTCGAGCGCCGGCAAGGTCGCCCCGAACGTCGACGTGCGCGGCGAGGGCGGCTACGTCATCCTGCCGCCGAGCCAGGGCTACGAGGTCATCGACAACTCCGCGCCGGCCGAGCTGCCCGAGGCCTGGCGCGAGCTCGTCACCCGGCGCCCGGCCCCCCAAGCCCCTGCGGCGCCGGTGGACGAGACGGTCACCGCCGCCGACCTCGAGGCCGGAGACCGCTACGTCACCTCGGTCCTGGACGGCGTCGTCGCCCGGCTCCAGGAGATGCAGAAGCTCGCCAAGCCCGACCCGCGCGACTACGTCGGCCCGCCGTGGGACCAGACCGTCTACGCCGAGTGCTGCACCGTGCTCGAGCTGGCGAACTCCCCGTGGAACACCTTCGATGTCGAGACGGCGATGAACCTCGTGCTCGACCACGCCCCGCGCGACGTCGGCTTCGGCGAGGAGCAGATCACCGACAAGTGGCGCTCGGCCGTGCGCACCGTCGGCTCCAAGGGTCGACCCAAGCCGCAGTTCCATTCCGGCCAGGGCATCTTCGACGACCCCGAGCTCCAGCGCCGTGACACCCCCGGGGGCGGTGAGGGGTCCTCGCCGGGGGTCGACCCGGACACCTTCTTTCAGAAGGGCGAGGGCCTGATCGCCGACCTTCTCGCCCAGGCCGTGCTCGACATCGGCCCCCTGGCCATCGACGACACCCCCACCCGCAGCATCTGGGCCTATCGGGGCGGCATGTGGGTCTACGCACCGCACGAGATCCAGGACCGCTGCACGGTCCTGCTGCGGGCCCGCTTCCGCCCCGCCCACGTCTCGACGATCACCCCGATCATCACCAAGGCCTTGCTCGACCGCGGCGCCGTCATCACCTGCGAGCCGGTCACCGACTACGTCAACACCCGCTCGGGGATGCTCAACCTGCGCACCGGGGCGCTCGAGGAGCACCGGCCGGACTTCTACTCCACCGTCCAGCTCCCCGTCGAGTGGAACCCCGACGCCGAGTGCCCCCACTTCGAGGAGTTCCTGCGTCAGGTGATGGCCGAAGACGCCATCGAGTTCATCTGGGAGGTGCTCGGCTATCTCGTCCTGTCGGGCAACCCCTTCCAGAAGGCGATCCTCTTCCACGGCGAGGGCCAGAACGGCAAGGGCACGCTGATCCGGGTCATCGAGGCCCTCCTCGGCTCCCAGAACACCTCGAGCGTCACCCTCCAGGACATCTCTGAGGGGAAGTTCGAGACCGCGAGCCTCTTCGGGAAGATCGCCAACCTGGCCGGCGACATCGACCCGACGTACATGCGCTCGACGGCGAAGTTCAAGGCCATCACCGGCGAGGACATGATCGACGCTCAGCGCAAGTACCAGGACGGCTTCAAGTTCCGCTGCTGGGCGGTGCCGGTGTTCTCGGCCAACAAGTTCTGGAAGAGCGCCGACACCACCGCCGGCTACCGCCGTCGCTGGCTGCTGGTCAGCTTCCCGAACCAGATGACCAACCCCATCCCTGGCCTGTCCAGCAAGCTGGTCTCCGAGCTGCCGGGCATCCTCGCCGGGGCCGTGCGTGGCCTCGTGCGTCTCATGGCCCGCGGGGAGTTCGCAGTGCCGGAGTCGGCGCGCGCGGCCAAGGACGCCTTCGACGTTGCCGCCGACCAGGTTCGCGAGTGGCTGACCGACGACGCCGCCGTGGCGCACGCGATCCCGGGCAGCACTCAGGTCTGGGCCCGCTCGAGCGAGGCGTACATGACCTACCGCGGCTGGGCCGAGAACAACGGCCTCGGCTCGGTGTCGATGCCGGAGTTCAAGGCCCGCCTGGAGTCGATGGGCTACCACTTCAAGAAGTCCGGCGTCGTGCGGGTCTACGGCCTGGGGCTCAACCTCAGCCTCCGGCACGCGGATGTAGGATGGGCACCTGGCATCACCATCCCCGAGGAGGCCGCAGCTCATGGCTCGTAGGTTCGAGGTCGTGCGGACCCAGGATGTGACCGGCGTGTCCGGCACCGGCGTCGTCGCCGAGGGTGTCGAGTTCACCGACGGCACCACCGTCGTGCGCTGGTGCGAGCTCCCCGAGGACAGCCCGAACTACCAGCGCGGCGTGCGGGCGACGACGGTGATCTTCCCCGAAGTCAGTGCCGTCGAGGCTCTGCACGGCCACAACGGTGCGACGACGCTCGTCTGGCTCGACGGGCAGCACGGGGTCATGCCGTGATCCGCCTGCTGGCTCGCACCTTCGCCGTCCTCTTCGTCCTCGCGGCCCTCGGGTGCGCCGTGCTCACCGTCGCGCTGCTCCTGACGGTCTGGGGCATCCCGGCCGCCCTCGCCACCGCGCTCATCGCGTGGATGCTCGGGGCTGCGGCCGGCGCCTGCTGGAACGTGAGGCTGTAGTGGGCGAGCGAGGCCCGGTGCGCAAGCGCTCCGAGGAGCGCCTGGGGCACCGCTCGAAGGCGGAGAAGGAGGGCGTCACCCGGGTCCCCCGTGACGCCGCTGCGGTCCCCCGGCCGGCGCCGAACCCGAGTTGGCACCCCGTCGCGAAGTCGTGGTACATGTCGCTCGGGCACTCCGGCCAGAGCGACTTTTACGAGCCCTCGGACTGGATGACTGCCGTGTGGCTGGCCGACCAGATGAGCCTCCACTACCAGGAGATCCGGATCGGGACGACCGAGGAGGGCGACCCGATTTACGGCGTCACCCCGATGTCCGGTCAGGTGCTCTCGGCCTTCCTCAAGGGCATGACGAGCCTGCTCGCGACCGAGGGCGACCGTCGCCGCGCCGCTGTCGAGCTCGGCCGGCGACAGGCGGAGGAGGACGAGGATGCCCAGATCATCCACCTCGTCCGCGACGAGGAGCAGGAGGCGTTCGGTGGTTGAGTACGTGATGGCGCGCGATCCCGAGTACCGCCACGCGATGGATCGCGTCTCGGCGGCGCTCCAGACCGTCCAGGACGTGCTCATCCCCCGGGACTGCAAGCACGGGAGCTGGGCGGAGTGCGAGGACGACTGCACCTGGGCCGAGTCCTGGCCCAAGCCGGGCTTCTTCGTCGACCAATGGGCGCTCGTCGTCTCGACCGAGTGCATGACGCCCGACGGCGATCCTGGCGAGCTGGACGTTCACGCGCCGGCAGACCTCCGGATGCACTCCATCCGCGGCCTCCTCGAGACCGGCGCAGATCACCTCCGGAGCGCGTACTGAGCCGGTCGGCGGTTGGGGTTGACACCGTCGAGTAGGACCTACTAAGGTTGGGATCACTCCGGAGGGTCGGAGGCCACGGGTTACCTTGCGTCGGAAACTCCCGCAGCCACTAATACATCCTCACGGACAACAATTGAATAGGTGGGCCGGAGAGATATCGGTTATCCTCTCGCATAGGAGAGACGCGGGTTCAAATCCCGCCTCCCGAGGAATCGGGAGTAGTTCAGTGGCCTAGAACGCTTAAACCCGACACTCACATCACGACCACCTTCATAACTAAATAGACGACGGGCCGGAGAGATATCGGTTATCCACTGTTAATGGCGTGGTTGCGGGTTCGAGTCCCGCCACCCGAGTAAAATCGGGTGTAGCTCAATTGGCAGAGCGCGTAAAACCCGATCCTCACCCCACGACCGTCGTTAATGAATCGCTGGGCCGGAGGACTTCCGGTTAACTGGCAGGTTCGATTCCTGTCTCGTCGCTAGCCGGCGAGGCTGCCCCGAAGGGGGGCGATCCGGAGTCCACCCCACGCCCAGCGAGTTAACGACAGGCCCGGCATTCGCACACGATGCCGGGCCTGTTTCCATCCCCAGACAAGGAGAGACAGCATGGACCCCCTCAGCGCCATCTCGACCCGCCAGACCCCCCAGCGCCAGCGCGCCGACCGCCGCCAGGTGAAGAACTCGGCCGGCGGCTTCACCTTCACCGTCGACGACCGCCAGCGCCTGCGCCGCTTCCTCGTCCTCGGCGTCGACAAGGGCACCTACTACGCCTCGGCGCCGAAGCTGGCGAAGGAGAACGCCGACTTCCTCATCGAGCTCGCCGAGCGCGACCACGGGCTCCTGCTCGACGTCATCCGCAACGTCTCGGCGACCGGCGCCGCGCACCGGCAGAACGCCACGCTCTTCGCCTACGCCATCGCGTGCTCGAAGGGCTCGGCGAACCAGCGCGGCAAGGCCCTGGCGATCTTCAACGAGATCGTCCGCACCGGCACGCACCTGTTCATCTTCGCCGGCTACGTCGAGCAGTTCCGCGGCTGGGGCCGCGCGCTGCGCCGCGCCGTCGCCGGCTGGTACACCGAGCGCCCGCTCGAGCAGATCACGTACCAGATGCTCAAGTACCGCCAGCGCGAGGGTTGGACGCACCGCGACCTGCTGCGCCTGAGCCACCCGAAGGTCGAGGACGCCGACCGCTTCTCCGACCGCGTCGTGCGCGCCGGCCTCTTCGAGTGGGCGACGAAGGGCGAGGCCGAGGTCACCCCCGGGCTCGTGCGCGCCTTCGAGGAGGTCCAGAAGGACCCGAGCAAGGCGGCGCTCTTCGCCGGTACGCCGGGCGTGAGCTGGGAGATGCTGTCGACGGAGGCCCACAACGACCCGAAGGTCTGGGAGGCCCTCCTCACGGCCGGTAACGTGCCCCTCGGGGCGCTGGTCCGCCAGCTCCCGCGACTCACTCGCCTCGGCGTGACCGACACGCTCCGGGAGTTCATCGTCGCGCGGCTGCGCGACCGTGAGCAGATCCGCCGCTCGAAGCTGCACCCGATGGCGATCCTCGTCGCCCAGCGGACCTACGCCGCCGGGCGCAACGAGCACGGCTCGAGCTGGCGGCCGAACCGGCGCATCATCGACGCGCTCGACGAGGCGTTCTACCTCGCCTTCGACAACGTCGAGCCGACGGGTAAGCGTACCCTGCTCGCCCTGGACGTGTCGGGATCGATGGGCAACCTGACCAGCTCGGGGATCAGCGCCCGCGACGCCTCGGCGGCGATGGCGATGGTCACCCTGGCCACCGAGGAGAACGCCGACACCGTCGCCTTCACGAGTGGGTCGGGTCATGGCGGCTGGGGGTGGAACAACGTCCAGGGCGCCAAGGCGGTCACTCCGCTGGACCTCTCGCCCCGCCAGCGCCTCAACGACGCGATCCGCACGGTCTCCAACCTGCCCTTCGGCGGGACGGACTGCGCGGCGCCGATGCTCTACGCGCTCGAGAACGGCCTGGAGTACGACGCCTTCGTCGTCTACACCGACAGCGAGACGTGGCAGGGGGACATCCACGCGCACCAGGCGCTGCGGATGTACCGCGAGCGCACGGGGATCAACGCGAAGCTCGTCGTCGTCGGCATGACGGCCACGGACTTCACCATCGCCGACCCGACCGACGCCGGGATGATGGACGTGGTCGGCCTCGACACGGCGACCCCGGCGGTCATCTCCGACTTCATCCGGGGCTGATAGGCTGCTCGTATCTCGCATGGCCCGCCCCCTGACGCCCCCTCAGCTCCGACTGAGGGGGCGTCCGGCATAATAGGCCCCGTGACCGTGATGCTCGAGGAGAAGAAGGACCGCGAGGTCGGCTCCTCTCCCTGCCACGACGGCGCCGTCGTGCGCTGGTCCGAGTCCTGCAACGGGGCCTACTGCGAGGCCTGCGATGCCTGGACCGTCGAACCGAACGTCGTCGCCCAGCACTTCGGTCCGACGTGGACCCGCGGCGCCGACGGCCGGTTCCTCGCCCCGAAGTACAGCCTCGGCCCCGCCGTCGTCGCCTGGGTCAAGAAGTACGTGAAGTCGCCCGACGGCGACGGCATGTGGTGCTTCACGCCCGAGCAGCTCCGCCTCCTCTACTGGATCTACGCCGTCGACGAGCGGGGCCGGTGGCTCTACCGCGAGCTCAACGTCCAGCGCCTCAAGGGCTGGGGCAAGGACCCCTTCGCCGCCCTCCTCGCCCTCATCGAGCTCGTCGGCCCCTGCCGCCCCGTCGTCGTCGACGGCTCCCTCGCTCTCGACGAGCGCGGCCGGCCGCTGGGCCGGCGCGAGACCAGCGCCTGGGTCACCGTCGCCGCCGTGTCGAAGCGGCAGACGAAGAACACCATGCTCATGTTCGCCGTGCTCGTCTCCCCGCGGATGAAGCGCGAGTACGGGGTCATCGTCGGCAAGGAGCAGGTCGTCGCTCTCCAGGGCACCAGCTTCATCGAGTCGGTCACCAGCTCCCCGGAGACGATGGAGGGCAACCGGCCCACCTTCCAGATCGGCAACGAGCCGCACCACTGGAAGGAGAACAACCGCGGGCACGACATGCGCGACGTCATGGACCGCAACAACAAGCGCGAGTACGCCCGCATCCTGTGGATCACCAACGCCTACAACCCCAGCCAGGAGTCGGTCGGCCAGGCCAACCGCGAGAGCTGGGAGACGACCCAGGGCGAGAACGCCACCCACGTCGACACCCGCGTCATGTACGACTCCCTCGAGGCCCCGCCCGAGGCGCGCATCAACGCCCGGGAGATCCCCGTCTGGCTGGCCGCCGTGCGCGGGGACGCCCACTGGGTCGACATCGAGACCATCGCCGAGCGGATGCTCGACTCGCGCAACTCCGTCGCCAACTCCCGGCGCTTCTACTACAACCAGATCGGCGCCGACGAGGAGGCCTGGCTCGACCCCAAGGACATCGACGCCACCGTCCACCCCCAGGTCAAGGCCTGGCGCGCGGACCCCGACATCGATCTCAGCGTCAAGGACGCCGGGATCAAGATCGGCTGGGCGCCGGTGGCGCAGGACGACGATGTCGTGCTCTTCTTCGACGGCGGCAAGACCGACGACCACACCACGATCTCCGGCTGCCGCATCTCCGACGGCTACACCTTCGCCGTCGGTCAGTGGGGCCGGCCGAGCACCCTGGACGCCAAGACCCCCTGGTTCGCGCCCCGCCAGGAGGTCAAGGCCCGCATCGACGAGGCTTTCGAGCGCTTCAACGTCGTCGCGCTCTGGGGGGACCCCTCCCACGCGAAGGACGACGAAGAGGACACCCCGTACTGGGACGGCATCCTCGACACCGTCCACCGCGAGCGCAAGGACCAGATCCCGAAGGAGAACTGGGCCGTCAAGACCGGCGACGGTCAGCACTCGGTGAAGTGGGACATGACCTCCCCGGCCCGCCAGGCGATGTTCGTCCAGGACGGCGCTCAGCGCTTCGTCCAGGACATGGAGTGGCGTGCGATCGAGCACGACGGCCACCCGATGTTCATCCGGTACATGAAGAACGCCAAGGGCTACATGACCGTCCACGGCGTCTCGCTGTGGAAGGGCGCTCGAGGCTCGAAGAGGAAGATCGACGGCGCGGTCACCCACGCCGGCGCGCGGATGCTGCGCAACTACGTCCTCAACCACGAGAAGGACGACGACAGCGGCGGTTCGGGGGAGGTCTGGTGGTAGCGGCTACGATGACCCCGAAGACGATCCAGGAGGAGCAGACCAGATGGTGATGAAGCAGCGAGCCGTCGTGGGTCTGGCCTCCGACCACTTCCAGGCCTGGCGTGCGAGCACCAACAAGGCGAAGATGCTCGACGCCTGGGCGCGCGGCAACAACGAGAACCCCCGGATGCCGGCGACGGCCCAGGGCAACGAGGAGTACCAGGCGCTCAGCGACTTCTCGGCCACCCCCTGGGCGCACCTCGTCATCTCCTCCGCCGCGCAGACGCTGTCGGTCATCGACCAGCGCAAGACGAGCTCGGGGGAGTCGACCCGCACCTTCACCGAGACCTGGCGCCCCAACTCCATGCTCAGCCGTCAGCGCGCGATCTACCGCGGCGCCCTGGGCCACAACCTCGCCTACGCCTCCACCCTGCCCGGCAAGCGCCCCCACACCGACGCCCCCATGCCCATCGTGCGCGGCGTCTCGGCGACGAAGATGGCCGCCTTCTACGACGACGAGGCCGCCGACGACTTCGCGCGCTTCGCCATGTGGGGCGAGCTTCAGCACCCCAAGGGCGCCGACCCCTTCATGGCGATCCGCATCTACGACGAGACGCACACCTACTTCCTCGCCTGCAACGAGCACGGCGACAGGATGCACTACCTCGACCGTCGGCGCCACGACGTCGGGGTGACGCCGATCCACCGCTTCGCACCCCGCCTGGACCTGGACGGCTACGCCATCGGCGAGATCGAGCCGTTCCTCCCGCTGCTGCACCGCCTGGACCAGGACGTCTTCGACCGGCTCATCGTCCAGCGCTTCAACTCCTGGAAGGTGCGCTACGTCGCCGGCATGACGAAGCCCCGCACGCCGGAGGAGCGCCGCGCCGCCTCTCTCGCGCTGCGGGTCGAGGATCTGCTCGTGTCCGAGAGCAAGGACACGAAGTTCGGGACGCTGGACTCCACCGACATCAAGCAGTACATCGAGGCCCACGACGCCGACGTGCGTGACCTGGCGGCCACCTCCCAGACCCCGCCGCACCACCTCCTGGGTCAGATGGCGAACCTCTCCGCCGAGGCCCTCGAGAGCGCCGAGAAGTCGCTCATGCGCAAGGTCCAGGAGTACCGCGACTCCTTCGCCCAGAGCTGGGACTCGGTGATGCGCTCCTGCGCCTTCATCATGTCCCAGATCGGCTCCCCGGCCGACCGCGCCGCCTACGAGCAGGAGGCCATCGACTACGAGATGGCGATCAAGTGGAAGGAGTCCGACGACCGCGCGCTCGCGCCCGTCGCCGACGCCCTCTCCAAGCTCGCCGACTCCCTCGGGGTCCCCTACGAGATGCTCTGGGAGCAGATCCCGTTCTGGAAGAAGGGCGACACCGAGCGCGCGAAGGAGCTCCTCGCCGACCAGGAGAACGCCGCCCTGCTGGGTCGCTTCCTTGACGCGGCGGCGGGTAGCGGCAACACCGAGGAGGAGGGCGAGGGTGGCGGACCCGCAGACTGAGGCCTACCGCCAGGCCAGCATCGCCCTCACGAGCGCCGCGGCCCTCTACGCCTCCCAGGCCATCTCCACCGTCGAGGTCGCCCGTCTGCTGCCCTCCCTCGAGGAGATCGTCGCTGCGATTTTCGGCCCGGTGTCCGCCGCCAGCGACCGCGTCGTTGCCCTCGCTCGCCAGGACTACTACGCCACGCGGCGCGCGGCCGGGATCTCCGGGCAGGTCCCCCCCTGGGTGACTCGCGACCTCTCCCGTGATGCTCTGCGCGCCTCCCTCTTCGCCACCGCCGGTCAGACCCTCCAGGGCATCGACCGCTTCGATGTCGCTCCCGCGGCGGCGCTCAAGCGTGCCCGGATCCAGGCGGCCGGCGTCGTGACCCGGCAGGTGATGAACGCCGGGCGCAACTCCACCATCGCTACGGCCCAGCGCGACGACCGCGCGCTGGGGTCGCTGTACGTCACCCGCGAGGACGCCGACGTCTGCTCGTGGTGTCTCATGCTCGCCTCTCGCGGGCCGGTATTCGGCTCGGACTCCTTCACCGACGCCGACCGGCTCTTCGTCGGGAGGGGCACAGCGAAGTCGCACGACCACTGCCGGTGCATCGTCAAGGCGGTGTTCGCCAGCGGCTCGCCCCTCCTCGACCGCTCCCACGAGCTGGAGAAGGCCTGGCGCGAGGTCAACTGGGA